TTTTGTTTTATAATCTACAAATGTAATTCCTTTGGTTAGTTTTCTATGTAAGTTATGTAGTGTCCTATTACGAACCCTTACAATAGATTTATCGTTACCAAACACATCGAGAAATCTAAGAAACCAACGAGGGCACCACCAAGGTTTTGCTTCATAGTCCATAGTTAAAACTAATGGGACCATAGCTTTATTATAGTATTTGTCATCAGGTACAGAACCTAAATAACCATACTTTTCAGAAAAATCTTTAGGAAAGAAAATATAA